CAGAGCTCATGGTACATTTCGTGCGAGCGCCTTTTCTCGCAAAAAAGGGCGTAACTTTAAGGGACATTAGTTAAGGGAGGCGAACAATGCCTAAAGATACGAAGACAAAGACCGCCAAGACAACGCGGTCAAAGAAAACAATCGCGGTATCGACAAGCGAAGCCATCGACGCGGTAGCAGCGGTAAAAAAGCAAACGGCGGATGCGTACGAAGCCGCGTCGGCGGATAGAGCGGCGCGTCTCGCCGAACGCTCGGCGATACGTGATGAGACTGAAGAACTCAAACTGCGTAAGCTACGCGCCGATGTGGCAATCCTTGAGTGCAAGGCGACGAATGAGAACATAGCCTTGCAGCGGCGTCGTGACTTGCTATGCTACAAGGACGCGGCGGTCGATCAATTCTCGGCCGTGATTAAGATTGTGCACGATGCCATTGAACGATTGCCACATACTCTACGGGATCATTGTCACCTTGACGCGGCACAAACGGAAAAGGCCGCGAAGGTTATTGAGGAATTGCTTGTGGAGCTTTCCAAGGTGAGAGTCGAATTGAAGTCGGCGGATGAAGTGGACGCGATGGCAACGGGATCCCATCGAAGCAAGAGGGAGGTGCGAGCGTATGCCAGCAGAGACTGATATGTATTCAATCCCGTGCTTCGCGCATTTGGCGGCAAAGACGGTGGACGAATGGGCCGAGGAGAACATTATTCTGCGCGACTCTGGGCGCTTGCGGTATAGCGAGACGCCGTGGATGAGAGAGCCCACCAGGGCAGCGGGCGAAGTGTACACGACATGCCGTGTCGTGATAAGCACACCGGCACAGAGTGCCAAGACAACGGCAATCATCGCGGTGTTGTGCCATCAGGCTGTGTATCATCCGGCAAACACGATGCTGCTTCTTGACACAGAACACTCGGCGCGGCGATTGGTTAAGAACAGGCTTAAACCTGCTTTGCGTGACTTCGCCAAAGTGCCTTCGTTGCAAAAAGGGCAGACGTCCGGCGTGTTGGATGTGAGTTCGGAGAACTTCAATATCGCGCTGGCGAGCGGTGCGAACCTTATCGCAGGCAGCGCCAAGAGTGTGTCGGCTTTGGCATCGACGCCAATTCAGCTCTTGTGCCTGGATGAAGTGGACAGGTATGCCAGGGAGCTTGACGGCGAAGGCGATCCGGTGACACTGGCAATCAAACGCACGTTGAGGTATCGACATTCTATGACGTTAATGACATCGACGCCGACGATTCCCGATGGGCGTATCACGCAGTACTACAGCTTAGGAACGTGCGAGGTGTGGTCGGTGAAGTGCTCGGCGTGTGGCGCGTGGATGCCAGTCCATTTTGATGACATTGACTTCACGGGGAGCACGCCGGTTTATGCGTGCCCGTTCTGTGGACAGGTTTACGCCGAGAGAGACGTAATTGAGCTTGAACATGGGTACGCACCGCCTGAGAACAAAACGCCGTACAGTGACAAAAACGGGCGAATAGCGAGGTCGTTCAAAGTGACGGCTCCCCTTGTGCACTCGGCGTACACATGGGACAGCATAGAGGCGGAGCGACGGCAAGCGGAAGCGATTGGGCTTCCCGCTATTAGGTCTTGGCGTAATGTCACTGTTGGCGAGCCGTACGAGCCGCCTTCGATTGCGATAACCGACTTCACCGGACTATTGTCACGGCGTCTTATGTACGACCGGGAATCACTGCCCGAATGGGTTGCCTTCACTGTTGCGGGCGTGGACACACAGGACAATCGATTTGAGATGGTAGTTGCGGGATATTCTGTCGATACGCTCAAATGTGCGGTGATAGAGCATCGTGTGTTTTTTGGCGATGTGATCAATGATTCGACGGTGTGGGAAGCGTTGAAAGCGTACATTGGGCAGACGGTGTTCAAGACGGTGGACGGCCGCTCGTTGCCTATTGGCCTTACCATGATAGACGCAGGCGGCCATGCCACGATGTCGGTTTATGCGCTTGCACTGCAAAGCCCGTACGTGCGTCCGGTTCGCGGGCGTTCGTACCGCATGGCAGAGGAAGAACGACAGATCATTGACCGCGTGCAACGGCGAGCGCTTAACTCGGTGGGCAACGGCGCGGGCCGTATCGCGTTGACCTGGGTTAATACGCGCTACTGCAAAGACTTGCTGTACTACCGTCTTGGCGAGGTCATCCAGAACAGGGATTGCGGCCTGTACTTTTCGGCCGTTCCGGACCTGAACCAGAATGAGAACTTCTTTGAACAGCTCACCAGTGAGGAAAAGTACGAGACGAAGAACGGCATCTCGCTCTATCGCGTGAAGGCAGGGCGACGAAACGAGGCGTTAGACTGCATGGTGTACGCAATGGCAGGCGCGGAATCGGTGCGTTTGTCACTGTGCCAGCTCCCATCGGTAACGACAAAGCGCGGGATTGAGGATGAAAAGCCGCATGAAACGCCGAAAAAAGATGTACAAAACGAACAAAAAGCGTTGCAGAACGTGGAAAATGCGGGTAATATAAAATCGGATAGTAGTACGAGTATGCCTGTACAGGCGCAGGCACAGCCAACGGAGCTGCCGAGAGCGCATCGCAAGCGCTTGAAGCCGTTGTAGGGAGTGCGAACATGGCGGAATACAAGCTCAAAAAGCCTATCATCACAGGCGCGGGCGAAACGATTGAAGTGTTAAATCTCGATTGGGATAGCTTATCATTTGGCGACTTTTCGACGGTGCGCCGAGTCCGGCTTATGATGGGTGAGGTGAGTGCAAGCGACAACGTATCTCCCAAGTTAGACAATGGCTTGCGCATCGCGCTTGCGTGGGTTGCAGCGGTGAAAGGGACGAAGGGGCTTGTGGTTGAAGATTGCGTGCGCTTGTCGATGCGTGACACGCTTGAGCTTTCGGACGAATGCTTCGACGAATACCTCACGGCTTGAAGGGACTTGCCACGAGAGCTCGTGGTTCTGTCCGTAACCTATCACTGTTCAATGCTTGACTTGTACAGGATGCCCATAAGGGACATCATTGAGGTGATTAACATCATTCATGCCGGAGGTGGTTGACATGAGTTATTATGGCGTAGATTCAGAGCTTCTAAGCTCGCAGGCCTTGACGCCCGTCTCGACGGAGACGGTGCTTGTCTTTGTGGGCAATTCCGCATCGGGCACGGCGAACGAGCCCGAACTTATTTCGTCTTATTCAGATTTCAAGTCAAAGTTTGGAGCGAGTACGACGTTGGGCAGCGATGGGCTTGCTACCGCCGCGCGTGTTGCGTTCGAGCGTTGCCACATTAAACAGGCTGTGTTCATTAGCGTCGGTGTTGGCGCGGTGTCTACGGATGTTGACATGAGTGACATGATCGGCGACGCGACCGAGCAGACGGGCCTTTATGCGATCCAGAAAGTATATCCGAAGCTCGGCCTTGTTCCTTCGCTGATCGTCCCCACGATCTTCGCGGATGAGAGCGACGTTCGCGAAGCGGTAGAGGCTAATTGCACGAAGATCAATGGGCACTGGGACTGCATGTACTTGTACCAGGTCGTAGAGAACGTCGATGAAGTCATTGAAGGGACGCACATCGTCAATGCCGTGAATGTGAGGTCGCGCAAGAGAGGTAGCTCCGAACGGGGCATCCCATGTTGGCCGCATGTGAAACTTGGCAATGAATACATTGCTGCGAACATCTACGTTGCGTGCCTTATGGCGCTCGCGGATGCGGACTTTAACAACATCCCGATTCGTACACAGGGCAATCTCTCGGCGGCTGCGATGAGCGGAATGTATTTGCTTGACGACCAGACCGCGCCGCTTGTTATGCCAGAGGAAACGGCGACGCAGCTTGCAGACTCTGGGATCACGACGTTTATCAATGTTGGCGCGGGCAGGTACTACACGTGGGGCGATGGCACCGCTGCGTTGTCGCCGACGGGGGTGGATGACGAACGCAGTCGTTTCACTAGCACCATCCGGGTTTTGCTCATGCTCGGCAATCGCTTCCAGCAAATATGGCGTAATGCCATAGACGCGCCGCTTGATCTCTCGCTTCGTAACGCGATCCTGGCAGAGGAGCAGGGATACCTTGATTACCTCAAATCGCAAGGCGCGCTCCTCGGCTATCCCAAGTGCGAGTTTCGTTCGGATGACAACACGGTTGAGACTATCCAGAGCGGTAAATTCTATTTCACGAACATTCTCACAGTCACTGCGCCTGCGCGTTACATCGATCTCAAAATCGTGTTTACGTCCGAGGGATACTCAGTACTGCTTGCCGCGTAATGGAGGTGGGTTATGCTTAAACAGATTGAACGATATACACAGGTCACTGGAACATCCATCTACGAGTGCGACGATAAATGGCAGAGCAACAGTGAGCCGTCGGCGGTGGACGTGGCGGTCACGCTTCCCGCGCTTGAATTCGAGAGCGCTGACGTTCAGTTTATGGGAACGTTGTCCGTTCCTGATACCACGCGTCTTGGAAACATCCAGGTCACGGCGGCATTGGAGTGCGACAATCCTAAGACGCGTCGGCTTGTCGGCCCGGGGTTGAAACGATGGCGTATTTCGTGGGTTCAGAATATCGTTTGGCCGAACCAGACGCAGACCGCCGTCGGCTTCACGGTGTTTGCTGCGGGATATGTGGCGGCTGTCCCTGATGGCGCGAAGGAGCTCGGCTCGGCTTCTACCGCGGATTACACGATGAACTGTGTGTCGATCTCGAAGAAAGATTCTACGGGATACCAGGCGTACGACGTTGACCGTGCCACTGGCAAGCTCATCGTGGATGGCGTAGATTATCGCGCTGACGTTAATAGGTTTTTGGGGTAGGGTTTTCTCCTGTTTGCGAGCCCCAAAAAGGAGGCCGCCCGCGTGGCGGCCAAATCTTAAGTGGAGGGAACGATGGAAGCGCCAAGGACATTAAGGGAAAAGCTAATGCAGGACAGGGCGAGGCTCTATGAGTTTAGGGACGCGTTGAACAAAGCGATCCTGGAACTTATGAGCGGCGCATCTGTGGTTAGCTACTCGCTCGGCAATCGCAGCGTGACGCGTTCCCGTTCGTCCCTCGGCGATATGCGCGCAGCGTTGCGGGATATTGACAGAGAGATATACGAGATTGAGGCGATGTTGAGTGGACGTCCGGTTCGCGATACATCGACATACACGTATCAAGACCCACAGTTCCTTATTCCCCCATTTTTCTTTTGAGTGAGGTGATACCAATTTAGACGGATTCAATGCAAATGCCGGATCGTTCACATCGCAAGCGATGGCCGGATTCTTTGCACGCTCAAAAGACGCCAATTCTGATATGCGGTCGCGTCAGACGATCGTTGAGCGTGCACGTTACCTTGACTGCGTGTCCGATGTGGCGCGTGCGTTCCACAGCGTCATGCTTGGCGGTGTTGTGGGTAGCGGGATTCGATACGCCGCGCCAAAGCGGTCCACGCGGCTCGATTATTCGGGCAGCGGCCTAGAGGAGCGGTGGGCAGACATCGCGTCCACGACGTGGTTTGATGCCAGGGGTATCAAGACATTCACGCAGTTTGAGCAGTTGGTGTTTCGCACATTTCTCGTAAGTGGCGAGTGCTGGCTGTTTCGGAAGGAACACGGCTGGATTGCCAAAGAGCCCGATTGCATTCGAACGCCCAAAGAGTTCGGAAAGGTGGATAACGTCGTTGAATTGCCCAATGGCAATATCATCATTGACGGCATCGAGCTCGAAGACGGCAAGCCCGTTGCGTGCTATGTGTGCGACGCCTCGAAAGGCGAGGAAACGTACGACCGCGCCGAGTATATGGGCGATGACGGTTTGCCTATGGTGCTTCATGTGTTCATGCAAGAGCGTCCGGACCAAGTGCGCGGCCTTCCTTTGGTTGCGCCAATTATATCACAGATTTGGTCGTGCTATGCGTATGGCGAGAGCGAGACGCAGATGGCGATCTTGCAGACAAACATGTCGCTGATTATTACGACAAACACGAATCCTACAATCAATCCGTTCGCTGGATTGACCGTTCGTGATTTGGATGCGCCGCTTGTACCGCCTACCGAGGGCGAGAAAGCAGAGCCGAGCAAGGACTTTGCGTGGGTTCCGCCAATGGGTGATACAGGCTTGTTTGGCATTGTGGACAAAGCGCACTATATCAAGCCAGGACAAACGCGACATTTGAGCGACGGCGAGGACATTAAATTCGTGTCGCCGACCGCGCCGCATACGGGATTTATACAATTCTGTGAATATCAAATTCGTATGATGGGCGCGGCGATTGGTATTCCGGAGCAGGTTTTGAGCGGTCGGTTTGACGCGAACTTTAGCGCAGTCAAGGGCGCGTGCAGTGCGTTCAATCACACGGTTCGTCAGTATCGTAGCATATTGGTTGAACAGTTCTTGCGACCTGTTTTCCGTGTCTTTCTGAGCGAGATTGTCAGTGATCCCGATATAGCGGATTTGATTGCGTTTGAATCACAATGGTTGTCGAACGACAGTCCGCTCACACTCGATCCGAACAAAGAAATTGATTTTTATCTACGTGCCATTGAGGCAGGTCTTATCACACGTGACGAAGCAGCGGAAGCGTTGTTTGGGCACAAAGCGAATGGCGAGGTAGTAAATGCGGGAACATGAATTTTATATCATAGCTGATATATTTGAGGAAGTCGCGCTTGACTTCACAAAGTGGCTTAATACGATACCTGACGGCGTTGACGCGTATGTTACAATTTTGTCCCATGGCGGCTTGTGCTTTGTGGGTACAGGTATCGGGCAAATGATTCTGAACGCACGTTCGCGTGGTATCCGATTTACGGCGGATGTGTATGGGATTTGCGCCAGCGCAGCGTCCGATGTCGCGCTCGCGTGTGATCGTATCCGCATGGCGCGTGGCTCGCAGCTGATGATTCATAGCGCGTATAATGCCTTTTTAGACACTATCGACGAAGGTATTTTACGGGCAAACGAAAGCCAGCTTAATATAATTCATCTCCATTTTCCGGAATACTCGGAAAAGGATCTGAAAGAAGACAAGTGGATAAATGCAGATGAAGCGGTGTCGCTTGGTCTTGCGGAATATATTGACAATAACGATGAGAGCGTAAGCCTTGCACGGGCGAGGGTCGCCGCGTGCTACGGTGTGCGCAAAGGAGTGACTATGGAAGAGACGAAGGTGAAAGCCGAAGAGACCAGCGTGACTTTTACACAGGAAGCGCCGGAGAAGAAAGAAGAGGAAGCCCCCGCTCAGGCCGAAGACCGCTCGATGGAAGATGTCATGGAGGCCGTTGTGAATCGCCTCGATGAGATCGAACATCGTTTGGCTGTGCTTGAAGGCGAGGGGAAAAAGCAGGATGACGAAATGGCAGAGTGCGGCTCGAATGATGAAAAGCGCGCGCTTCTTAACTCTCTCTATGCCCGCTTGCTTCGTCCGACGGCGAGCGCGGCTAAACAGAGCGACGAAAACGCACCTGAAGCGCATTCTCAGCAAGTTGAGGAACTCGCTGATTTCTCGAAACGCGTAAATGTATCCGATTATATTCGATAAGGAGGTGAACTATGGCTAATACTATTTCTGTAACATCCACCGTAACTCAGGCGAAAACTTACCTGATTGAAGCGCCGAAAGCGAAACTTCTTCAGGAAGTCTTTTTCCCCACTGGCAGCGAAGATGAGTTCGTGACCAAAGAAGTATTGTTCGACCTTGACGAAGGGGATTTTGGCGTTGCTCCGATGGTGTCGAAAGGCTACAAGAATGAAAACGTCGTGACGTGGAAAGCCACGGCCGTTGAGCCGCCTCGTTGTGGTCTTGAAGTCTCTATTGATCCTACGGACAGGGATCGACAGCTTTTCGAGTCCCTTATGTATAATGCCAAGGGCAATCGTGCGATCGCGTTCCAGGACTACAAGCGCATTATTGCGGCCCGCGCGGCCGAGCGTGTCTCTCGCAAGATTGAGCAGTTGTGCGTGAGCGTTTTGTTAAATAACGCTATTGAAGGGACGATGCCTAAATCGCCGACCGATCCCACTGAAGTTCCTATCGAAATCAAGTTCTATGACGATTCGACGGGCAATCAGCAGCGTTACCTTCCTGCCAATGCGTGGGGACAGAGTGGCGCAACGCCGTACGATGACATTTGTGCAATGGTGCAGGCACTCTCCATTCATGGTGGTGATCCGCGCATCCTTCTTATCAGTCCTGAAGCCTATGCGCTTCTTGCACTCGATGAGAAATACCAGGCGTTCTTCAAGACGTACCATTCCGAAAAGAGCGTTTTGACGGGCGATGATTATTCAGGCGCTCGCAAAGTTGCCGACTGCGTCTTCCTCGGCTATCCCATTGACATCGTTGTCTATGGCGGTGGGTACAAGGATGAGAACGGCCGCATGGTTCACTACCTTCCCAAAGGCTTCGTGTGCGTCCTCGATCGTGGAATTGGTCACACGCTTTGCGGCGGTTGTGTGCTTTGCGATCCCGTTGCGGTCATTTCTGAAGATGTCAATAGCGACGCTTTCAGACAGATGCGCGGTAAGATCATCGGTTCTCAGTTCATTGACCTTCGCAATCAGAGCGTGTCCGTTCGCATGGAATCGCGTCCGCTCCCTGCACCGTGGCGTAACTGGACTTGGATCACGATGGACGCGCAGAACAGCAATGAGATTTCCGGCGGCGCAGTTGGCCCGGTTATCAGCGTTGAGTTTGAGTCCGATGATGAGAATGCGACGCTTCCCGCAGACCTCAGCAATCAGCTCGGCGGTAGCGCGGTCACGATCGCGGATGCCACGACCACAACCTCGGGTGTGTCGTTCGATGGGTATTATGTCAATGGCGTAAAGCAGGTTAAGAACAGCGACGGCAAGTATGTTTTGCCCAACGTCGATTGTGTCTTTGAAGCGCGTTTTGAATAATATCGGCGCCTGGTAAAATGAAAGCCCACAGAGTCCTGTGGGCTTTTTTGTCATAACCATTCGTTGATGAATGTGTTTATGTCCGTCTCAGTCTCAGTGCATACCGCTTTGGGGAGCACCTGTGCATAGCTTGTGTCGATGCGTGATGTAATGAATGGGAAATCAGGCAGCGAAGGTTCAGGCGGCGTAATGGAGATGTCGCCGAGCGAGAAAGGCGAGGCGCGAAGGATGCGCGCAATTCGCGACGTGAATAGGATGCAGGATTGATATAGTTCCCGTTGCGCGTTTTCCCGTGTGTATTCAGTGTTCTCATCGATGACGTACTGCCCTTCGTGCTCAGGATCAGGGACAGCTTTTTCGGCGTCGGCGACCGATGGGGAAACGAGCGCGGTGTGGAGTTCAATGCGCAGCGACATTTCGCCCGCAGTGGACAGCGTTGACGAAGATAACATGACGGTGACGGATGGCACGCAAACGGGGAATCCGCTCTCATTGATTTCATCTGGTGGGCAGACAAGACGGTACACCCTCGGCGTTGCAAGTTTTGCCTCGGCGGTGTTATCCGTTGTTTTGAACAAGAAGCCAGACCACTTGTATTGTTGGAAAGCCGTTTCGAGATAATTACAAATTGCATGAATGACAGATGTTGCGTCGAATAATGTTTCCATAATTAGTTCCCTTTCAATAAGCCGATGTTGCTGACGCCCATTTCATCGGAAATGGTTGTGACCTTGTACGCGGTATCGTTTATATAAATCGTTTGGCCGACGCGGATGTGCAATTCCGATATGTCCATCGTTGGAACGAGAAGCATCCATGCATAAGATTGTGGCGGATTCGTGCCAGTGTTGTTGTCGATGAGATTGTTTTGCAGCGAGCCAAACGTGTTGACAACGTTACTGGATGATATTCCGATTTTCAGTGCTTCGCCATAATCCTCGGCGTCGCCGAGAAATACACTTTTGATGTCGGTGGCAATTAGATTTTTCAAACTCATAGCAGTTCCTCCCCTTGCAAAACTTCGTCGGCGGCTTCGCCGAGTAGAGCGTCCCATTCGGATTCTGATATTGTGTCCGGCATACTCCACGTGGTAGCCACAGGCATAATTTTATGTGTTTTCCGGTCTATCGCAAAGACCTGTTTTCTGTTTTTCCCGAAAAAGAATGATACGCTCCCCGGCGTGAAGGCGTCTCGAATATCTGCATTATACACGTCTATGCCTTGTGCAGGAAGTGCTCGGCGGTTGTCAGAGTTCGATTTGGTGAATACCCATTTGCCACTATCGAGCTTCACGCGGTGAGGCGTGCAAGGTACTCGGCGCGAACTGGGAAGGTCTGTGAATATCGTAGGCAGGTTGACCGGATTTTGATACGCTCCGAATACGCCCATGGTGCGCCCATGTTCCCGCGTTTTGAATAATGGCTTGACGGCTTTTCCGGAGAGCCTACGGCCTTTTATCTTTGCGAGCACGTCGGCTTTTTTCGACGCGACTTTGTAGATTTTCCGAAGTATTCGCGCCTTGTCTTTTGGCGTGATTTCGTGTAGAATTTCGTCCATGGTGTAGCATCCTTTTGGAGGTGTGTATATGAGTGACCTGCGATCTTACAACGTTTCGATTGAGTTAGAGAATGCAGACCGCATTAACCTTGAGCTTGCCCAAATAAATAAGGGCTTGAAGGGGATGCGTCAAGAGGCGTCGAACATGCAGTTTGATGACGCCGCGAAGTCGCTCAATGCGCTGAAACGTAGTATAGCAGAATCCGCAAAAGCGGGAAATGATGTGTCGAAACAGCTTGCCACGTATGACAAGGGCGTTAAAGCGCTCTTGGATGATTTGAGCAAGCAGGCGACGCAAATTAACTACTCCATGACAGAGCAGGGAAAGGCCGATCGTGCACGCATTAAGGCGCTCAAAGAGCGGTCTGACTTGACGAAGGACGAAGCGGCTGAGCTTCGCGCGCTCCAAAAGACTGTCATCGAGGGCACGGATGAAGAACTCGCACAGCTCAAAGCCAAGAATAAGCTCTTGCGACTTCAAGCCAAGCAGAACCAGGAACAGCTCAAAGCGGAAACAAGGGAGCGTAAGACGCTCAAAACGCTTCTTAAAGAAGACCTCAAGGGCATAACTGAGCGGATAAAGAAGCAAAAAGAGTTTATCGCGAGCTTGAAAACGACTGAAGGCCGTTACAAAGCGCTCAAAAAAGTCGGTAGCATGGCGCTCAAAGGTGGCGCGAAGGCGGGCGCGGCGATTGGTGGTCTTGCCGCTGCGGGGATCGCTGGCGCGGTGAGCGCGTCGGATCGCTTCGTGGAGGATGAAGCCGTTATGCGCCGTATGAAAGGCCCGTTTTCGGAGAGAGACCGGCGGGAATTGCTCACACGGATGCGCATAGAGACGGGCGCGGATGCCAACGCGATTGTGGACGCGGTGAATCGTGTGACAACGACGCTCAAAGGCTTCACGAACGAGGATGTAGTCACAGCCGCCAAGGCAGAGCTTGAATTTCCCGGCGCGGCTGCGTTGTTCCAGGCATCGACACGGGAAGGCCGACGTGGCAAAGAGTACGAGCGTCTAAATGAGCGCTTGCGTCTATTGCAGCAAAAGACGGGCGTGAACCTTGGCGACGCCATGGACGCAGCGCGTCGTAGCCGTCTCGGCGGAAATCGGTGGAGTCAAATGCAGTACGTTACGGCGTACGCGGCTTTGCAGGGATCATCCGCCTTTGCGGGAAATCAGGAAGCAATGGAACGAGCGTTAAACGCGTTCCTGCGCAAGGCTGATCCGTCCAAAGACCTCGGCGAGCAGTTGAAGGCGTTCAAATGGGATGCGTACGTTTGGCGGGCACAGGACAAGAACGCCGTTCGACGCGGTATTGCCTCCATTGACGCGGAATCTTTGTCGAATGTTGTTGGCAAAGGTGGCATGACCACTCTACCAACGTCGGCGGAGACAACGGCTATGAAACTGCGTGAAATGCAGCTCAAAAAAGATGAGTTGTTGCGCAAATTTGTTCCGATTGCCTCAAAGCTCATGGACAAGCTCGCCGCGCTCATCGACAACGGTACGATTGACAAGTTGGCGGATGCGCTTGTTGGTCTTGTCGAATGGCTCGCGAATCGCTTGGGCGATCTAGCATCTCTTGGGGCTACCATTGGGAAAGGCGTCGCATCCGCTGTCGCTGGCGTTGGCGAGTTTTTCAGTGGCGAGAAAAAGCGTCCCACGGATGAAAGCCGTTCCACGACGCAGAAATCGAATGGTGGTATCGCGTTTGGCCGTTCGATCGTAGGCGAGCGAGGGCCGGAGCTCGAGATCCCGTTGGATTATGCACGAAGCGGGCGAGCCGCGCAGGTCGTTCAGAACTTCACGCAGACATTCAATATGGCGGGCAATCAGACCACAGGGCAGAGCCTAGGGCAGGCTGTTCGACGCGGCTCGTTCGGGCGCTCATTCATTGATGCGAGGGCGACATGGTAGGCTTTTTTATCGTAAAATCTGTTGATGGCAACACGTGCGAGGCGCGTTTAGAGCATGATGAGGCTATTGAGGGGACGTTTTACCTTCCATACATGAATAGGCAGGGACAGTGCGATATTGCAGCGGGGAGCCGCTTTTTCGGCGTGTTAGACCCTACAATAGGTTTCGGCGCGTTGCTTGTTGGCTTTGATACTTGTGATTTTCAAAAAAAGTTCGGTGATAGTATCACAGTTAGCGGTACAGTGCAAGCGAATGAGTGCAAAGCGGGTGACATATCGCTACATGACCACCTTCACCGCGCGGGAGATATGCTAATGAGCCCGGAAGGCCCGTGCAGTGGAACGACTGGCACGCCTACGATGACACCGGAACCGGGGGAATGATATGAAAAACGGAATTATCATAAAGGACGTGGAACACGCCTTCCCGGATGAATCAGGCTACGACGTCGGCGCGGCGTTGGAAGTATCAGACCGGCGGTGTTATGATTATTCGGGCTCACCGCAAAGTATTCGCAGGCGACGTTTCACGAAGGGCAAAACGCACACGGTATCATACACATTGAATCATTTTGATTGTTCTGATTTCATTCAGGCAATTTATGATTTAGAAGATATGGTGGGTAAAACGGGAACGCTCGTTCTGCATGGTCGTTCGATGGGACTTGTGCTCGTTCAGAGCGTGTCATTTGCGATCGATCTTGATGGCTTGGGCAGCATTAGCGCAATCGGCGTGTCTGTGAGTTTGCCCTCGGCGCGCTTGCCGTCCACGCCGAGCACAGCGGAAGTCCGAACGCAAACGTAGGAGGTTATATGAGTGTTAAAATTCAAAATTGCCTTCGTAATTTGGGCCTATGTCGCCCAGGTGAGCATCCGCTTTTTCGTGGGTACGGCTTGAACAACGTGGACTCGCCGTACGGATTGTCGTATGGCGAGGTGAAAAATCAGGTCGCCGAGTATTATCCGGATGTGGATTCTGTGTCCATTGAGCGACGGTCTACGGCGGGCGATTTTGCGCTTGGACAATACCGTTATACAATAACATTCCGTGGCGTGGAGGGCAGATAGATGGCGGACTTGATACCATATACTACTGAGCAAATTCTTGATCTGTTCAAGGCGGCGTATTACGAGCAAACGGGCGAGACGTTGCGCATCGGCTCCGAGGAATTTGCTTTTTCGTCAGTCGCGGCTTATGTTTTGCGCGTGTTTGAACAAGCCATAAAACGCGGTGCGGATGCCGTCAGCATTAACACCGCGACAGGTCTGGCTCTCGATAATATCGCTGCATCGTTCGGGATTGCACGTCCGGGGGCTACGGCGTCACGTATGGCGATTGCGCTTGAAAGCATATCGGGATCGACGGTAGTTCTTGACGTCGGGCAGATCGTGGCGACGACCGCGCAAAATGTTGATTTCAAGAATATCGCACCGGTATCGCTGCCCGGTGACGGAACGACGGTAAGTCTGTTTTTGTACTGCGACGAATTGGGTAGCCAGTATAACGGAATGATCTCTGATGGGATCGAACTGCCTGACACAGTCCTACTCATAGCGAGCAGCGCATCTAAGGGCGCGATCGATTCCATGGAAGAATATACACCTGAGAACGACGCCGCTTTTCGTGCGTATGTTCTTGAAGGTATCAAGGCGCTATCCGTTGGCACAGCGTCGTATTATGAGTATGAGGCCAAAAAAGGTTATGACGGGATCCTTGCAGATGTGTATTGCTTACGGGACGGCGATACAGGTTTTGAGGCGGGAAAAGTAAAGATTAAAACTTTGTTTGTGTCGTCGATTGCGACAACGGCCTACAAGATGATGATAAATAGTATTATTCGCGATTATCTGTCTTCGGATGCCGTGAAATGTGTTACCGATTATGTTGAAGTGACCGAGGGGGAGGCCGAGTATTTGAACATAATCGGAATTGTCATTTATTACGAGACACGTTTTCAGGCGCTGAACAATGACGGCATCTCGCTTGCGCAAGCCCATTTCGAGCGAGTGTTCGCAGAATATCGGGAGAAATTATTAACACATTTCAACACGCCATATATCGAAGCCGAGTTAGAGGCCCTGCTTTGCAAGCCCGATGAAAACGGCGTGTATGCCACGACGTTCAAGAGTAACGCGTCGTACCACAAGCCAGGGGTAGGTAAAAAGTTCATTATTTCGGCGCAGTGGAATAATGCAACGGTGAACTGGATTTAAGGGGGAATTATGAAACTTTCAGAACTCGAATCCATGAAACTTTTGCCGCGTTTCGCCGAGGGCTATGAGTTCGCGTGCAACGCGCTTGATGCGTGGATGAAACAGCGCGTCAGCTTCAAAGATGCGCTGGAATCGCCATGGACGCTTGAAGGCATCGCGGCATTATCGGAGGATGATCTGCAAGCGGCATATAAAATATATTCCACTGCGGATTACTATCCCGATTTGCCGCGCGCGGATCGCAACCAATTCTTGTTTGAACAGATTGTGAATATCCGCAAGCTTGGGACGATCGAAGCCGTTAAAGCATTGATGCGATATATCTACCCCGGCATGAGTGTTACCATTGATGACACAATCGCATTTGATGACAACGGTAATGTTATCGATTCAAGTCTTTTGCATTGTTACGATTTGCATATAAACCTCGATTTGACGCAACTCCCCGATTATGTGATGGGACGAGTCGCGGATAATGTACGCCGATTTATGCGAGCGACGGCATCGCTTCATAGCATTTTGTATGAAGCAGGCGTCGAAATACAAATAAAACCCGCGCCGATAAATGACGAACACGCAATAATGACAGCGGTCACGGATGCTTGCAAAGGCGATGTCGACGCTTGGGGATTATATGGATTCACGCCAATTCAGTATGAAGATGGAACGTCTGGAGGTGGAATTTTAATAATACGCGCTATCCGTATGAGCAACACGGAATTGAGTAATTGGACAATGAAAGAGGCAAAACGCTTTGCCGACTTGATGAGCGTTCAGAACGCAG